GGATGGTATCCCCGTTGCTGCCTTGAGACTGGATGGACTTTCCCACTTCATCCATGACTGCTGGGTTTTGAACGAAACGGTCAAAGTCCAGTCCACGGGCTGCAAATTCTGCTCTGATGGTATCTTTGATACCTGCAAGTTCGTCATTAACGGCTCCTCCCTCTGCCATCCCCATTGTCTGGTTCAATTGCGTTTGGCCGGGCATTATAGGAGAGACAGGATTGGTTCCGCCGTCTTGCGGTGCGTCTGCAAAGATTTTCATTTGCGGCTGATTGAGCATCCCTGTCATCCGGTCCTGCGCCATGGCAGCAAGAGGTGAAGCGTATTTGGGATCAGTTGGATCAAACGGCATAGGGGTTCACCACTGGCTGCTGGGGCCGATAGGGTTCGTCATCTTCTTCAGTCACGGACAATCTAGCATTGTCTGCCATCCAGCGCAAAGCCTGAGTGGTCGAATCAACGTAATCGTCGTGCTTGATGGAGCCTTCCCCAGCAAAGGTGCAGAGTTGCGTCAAAGCCTCTTCCGTCCAAGTGGCAGGGTATCCCGGTGATTTTTTTGATTCGACGACATAGACCAGCCCGGCGTGGAAGAGGTGAGAGACGGCATGTAATCGCTGGAGCTTTGAAGCGCGTCCCGGATTGTATGCAATGGGAAAGATCCCTTCCCGATAGAGCATTTGTCTGAGAGAGATACCCGACCCTTTGTCCTCAATAAGAAGATGGTCAGGTTTTTGGCCCAGATTATAAGGTTTATTTGATCCCCGGACCGGTTTGATGGTCGCTCGAAACTCATCATCACCCCACCTCACAGACATCTCTTGCTTTGCCTTTTCGATCAAATCCGGCATACCCAGATGATCCTGCCAGCAATCTAGTAGGAGAAAACCCGTCCGTCCATCATGGTCAAAATATCCCCATACCGTGCAAGCGGTCGGGTCGGGGTCCCCCGACTTTTTGTCCCGCTGCTTTTCCGTAAACGCGGTATCCAGCGAAACCACAATCAATTGCATCGGGGGTATTGGCATGTTCCGGGGCCAGACCTGTATCCAGTCCCTCTTGATGATCCCGCCCTCTTCCGCATCGAGCAACTCACCCAGCAACTCCTGCCGCCCGATCTTCGTCCCGTTATACTGCTCCAAGTTCTCAAAGAAGTTCTTCGGCAGGTTTTCTCTATTCTCGAATGTCGAACCCCGGATCAAATGCGTCCCCGGCAGGTTAATCAACTTCCTCACAATCGGGATCGGCCGAGGCGTCGTTGTCCAGATTGTCTTGGGCCTGTCCCCCAAACGCATACCAAATTGCAACATATCCCAGACTTCCTGCGCATCCACCCACGCAGCCAACTCGTCACACCAAGCCCAATGATGCTGCGGCCCACGCAACCGATCCGGCTCACTTGCTGAAAACCCCTGTATCTGGCTCCCGTTCGTCAGCGTAATTTTCAGTTCCGTCTTGTTATACGCGGCGATACATTCCGGAGGCATCTGCCTCATGATCCCCGCCGGTCCCTCAATACACACCGACTGAACGTCATACCGCGTCGGTGCAATAATCGCCCCATAACTCCCCGGCATCATCCACGCTTGCCACCACGCCCACCCGGCTCCCATGAACGTCTTGCCAAATCCACGGCCCGCCAAGACACCAGCAAAAGACCAATCATCCTTCTCCGGAATAATCTGGTTCGGCCGGGCAGTCTGAAGAAACTTCAAGCGAGCTAGGACAGCGAGCTGGTTGCTAGGGTCGAGATTCTGGATGTCTAGTGACATAATGTCAGTGGTCATTTTTGAAAAAATCCGGGGGGAGGGTATGGAGTATATTTGCGCAAGCCTCGCGGGGGTCATCGCCTCTCGCGCGCGTTCTTCCTGATTTGTCGCGCTCCGGCTTGTATCGGTCCACCTGACCGCAAGCGCTCGGCTTTCGGCCTTCCGTCCGGCCTCGATACCGTCCGGCTCCTGCCATTGCCGCCAGATCCGGTGCTATTGCTTCCGGTCTGCCTTGCCTTGCCGGAATAATGTTTCCGCCCCGCATCGCCCCGCCCCGTTGCATCACGGCTTAATCATCATCAGGTGACGGCAAAGAGGACGGCTCAAGATCAATCGCTTCGGCCTTGCCGTTTATCGTAAAGCCACGCGCCCGCTCTGCCAGCTCCGCAAGCGCCTTCCCTATCTCGCTCTGGATAGTGAGCGGCTGGGCCGGATCACCCTTGACCTCGACCGACGCAAGTCTCGGATGCACATATGGCGCCGCCTGAATTGCGGCCGTGAGCCGTTGGCTGAATTTAACCTCAATCGGCTGTCCTTCTTTGTCCATCAGTTCGTCACGCATGACAGCAAGGAGAAAAGCAAGCGGAGCCTTTTCCGGTGTCACGTCTAGCTGAGCCGCCAGACGCTCAGCCGACAGCTTGCGCGGCTTAAACTCGGAGCGCGGCTTGACCTTTGGCTTGTTCGGCGTTCCCGCTTTTCTCCCTGCGCCTTCACGCTTGCCACCGCTTGCCATTCGTTTTGGACCCGTTTTAATGTAATGTTATAACATAACACCTTGATTTCGTTTATGCCCTGATTTCCTGAATAAATCAAATCCGGTTCTATTTTTGATTTCTATCAAATCCCTTGCCATTGCCTCACCTGCTACCGACTGGACCGCTTACCTTCCCTATCCTTCCCTATCTCTCCCCCTCTCTCTTCTCTCTCTGTCTCTTGATAGATCAGCAAAAGATGCGGCTTTCGGCCCTTCAATTTTTACCCTTCCGGCCACCAGTGCGCCCGCCCGCTCTGGCCCCTGCTACCGTCGGGAAATAAAGGCCCGCTTTGTTTCCCTCTTTTCAGGAAATAAATGCCTTAATTATTTCCCCCCACCAGACAGCCCCGCCCCTTCACTTTTTTTCGTCAATAGCTTTCAGACCTATTGACGCTTTGACATTATGTCACTAGATTTCCGCTTGTGGCTGATTTGGCCGCTACTGGAGAACCAACCAATGAGCATTGCATTTGTAAATCACCGCCAAGCCCTTGAGCGCCGCATTGTCGGAATGATCATTCAAGACGCTATCGCCCAAGGTTACACCGTCAAAATCGACAACGGCGAAGAAACCATCACGGCAAAAGACCTTGCCGACCTTATGGCCGAAATCATGGCAACCGATGAGGAAGCCTTGCGCTTTTTCAATTCTCTAGGCGTTTACGTCGGAAGCGTTTTTCTCGTTTACGGAAACGACGGTTTCGACTGTATCGCCGACCATACGGACAACAAAGAAACCCGCTCGATTATCCGCCGCGCCGAAGCCTATGCCGAAAACGCCGAAGCAGAGGAGCGCGTTTAATCATGACAAAAGAAGAAATTGCGGAGCTTGTGAAGCTCTATAACGAGATTATGGATTACGGCGTCAAAGCCGACGCCGAAGCCCTGCTGAAAGATTACCCCAATCTCTTAAATTATGATGAGGCCGGAAACTATGTCGGACCTGTCTCGAATGAAAACGGTTGGACACCATGAACGGCCTTGAGTTTTGGACCATCACCATGCAGGGCCTTTTCGTCTTTTGCATGGTCTGCCTTGCCGTTGCCACCTATCCAAAAAAGAGGAGTTAAACCCGTGACCGAATTTTACTTGCGCAAGGTTCAAGTCTTTTTCGACGCATCAACCGAGAGTGATTTCTGTTGGATTGTTAAGACAGCAAAAGGAAAAGCCCTTGGCGCGTTCCCAGACCGCCAACTTGCCGAAGCCTTTATCTTGACCGCCGAGCTTATCGACAGCGCCCAAGGCGAACACCTACACGCCCAGATCAACCCAGAGGAGAATTGAACCCATGACAACCATATATCTCGACCCCGCCCAAGTCCCCGCCCACCTGAAGGGCGGTTACACTGGGAAAAAGTTTGCCGCCGTCATAACGGACGAGGTGCATATTCACGCACAAGACGGCACATGGAGCGGCGGTTCTAGAACGGACTATTGCGCCCTTGATTTATCCACCGGACGCCGCGCGGCTCTGAGCGATGCTTCAAGCGCCCCATGGGACAGCAACCGGAAGGATCAGACAATCAAACTCAAGTCCGGTTTTGCCGTGGTCAAGTCCACCATGTTTTGCGGCAAGGATTTAGGTCTGACCTTTTACTTGCTTCCGACCGACGCCGCCCCGCTGTTGCCGCCTCCGGCCGAAGAATTGACCGAGACTGAATTGCAGGTTCTGGCAATCATTCGCGGCCTCAAGTCTGGTTATCGCGCAGAGGAATATCGCCGGAAGGGTATCAGCGCGGCCGAGGTCGAGGCCATCAAGGCCCGATTGATTAAGGGCGAATATCTCAACAAGGCCGGAGCCATCACGCCGAAAGGCCGGAACGCCGCCGGAGACCGCCGCCCATACTAAAGGCCGAAACGCGCTTTCGGGCGCGTAGTCCCGTCAATCGGGGCCTGACGAGGCCAGACCCGCCAGAACTTAGGAGAACCATAAAAATGCACACGCTACGCATAGCTTCAACCGGATTAATCCATTCCGTCGGGCTTTTCCGATGGATTGAGGGCGCAATCATGCCGCACGACAACGACAAGGCCCGCGAATTGCTCGACGCACTGGGCATCCGGTCGGACCTGATCGACCCCATACTTGCCGGAAATTATGAGGCCAAAGCCGACGGCGAAACCCTTGTTCTAACTGTAAAGGATTAAAAACCATGATCGACCACCTTTTCATCGGGCCATGCCCTGCCGATGAGGATTGCGCTCAAACCGGAGTTACGGAAGGCGCCGAGCGCCTAAACCGCGCCGAGTGCGCCGCATATATCGAGGCCTTGCGCAAAGTTTACGGCCCTGAACCAGATAACGCATATTTCCACATCAAGGGCCAGTCGCACGATTTCGGGCGATATTACGAGGTCTTGATATACTTTGAGGACCGCGACGAGGCCGCGAGCGCCTACGCTTTTAAAGTCGAATCAGGGCTTGCAACTTGGTCCGAGGCCGAAATGGAACCCCCGTTCCGCTACGATGACCGCTCGCAAGTCATCGGAATTGCCGCCTAGCATCTCATTCGGGACAGGTTCGCGCCTGTCCCTCGTCGGGTGCTAGACCCGTTTTCAGCAATAGGAGAACCAAATGCAATATGTTGAAACCCAAACCGGAATGATTATCATGACGGAAAATCCGTCGTTATGGACAACCGACCACATGAAGG